GCCCTGGATAAAGGCATGCTGCCCGTAAAGAACTGCCTGCTGGTTATTTAGCAACAGGTTGTTGATGCCAATGCGGGCCGGAGAGATGGTTTCATCCATTTCCTCCCCGACCTCGCAGTTGAGCATCTGGCGCAACACCGATAATGGTGTCCCGGTGGGCATGGGTTAAGCCGCCTCGGGAGCGTCTTTAGTTTGCGCGCGCAGGATCTTGTTGATCAGCGTGTCCTTGGAGTCCGTCGGGCGAACGGACAGCTTTAGGCTGATAGCCAATGCGGCCAACTCGGCGCGGGTCTTGTCGGCCAGGTCTTGGCCGCCGTCGTCAACCTCGGCGGTCGCCGCGTCCGCCGGTAGAATGAGAAATTCACCAGTGCGCTCGTCCTGGAAGCCGATGCTGCCCAGCACTTCCTCAAACTTCTGAGGGAGGGCTACCAGCGGGCTATCGCCAAACACGTCCACGAAAACGCCCTTGCTGTCGGGCTTTTCGGGGATTTTGGCGACGTACTTGCGGCGCAGCCGTTCCAATTCCTCCCGGTTGGTCCGGGGATGGGTGACAGCGGGCTCAGCCGGCTTGGCCGGAACGTTTTTGCCGGTCCCTTGGTGGAAGTATTCCGGCTCGGCGGCCTTGGATTCTTTGTCGATGGTCACCGCCTCGCCGGGTTCAAGTTGCAAGTCCCCGCCAATCGGGCTGCCGTTGGATTCCCGGAAGTGGAGTTTGTATAGGATCACCAGCTCCGCGGGCGTCACTCCCCGCATGGGGAAGATATTCGCGTCGTGGAGCTTGAGGGAGAATTTACAGGTTTGCATAATTTTAAAATAAATGGCCTTAAATTTTACAAACCCGCGATCACTGGGCGGCCGACGGCTTGAATCCGGAAATGCCGGCGCTGGTGATGTTCCAGCCATTGACGGTGTTGGTCACCAGCGCACTGTAAGGCCCGGTTACGTTGGTAAAGTAGGACGTGCCGGCGTTCGTACCGGCCGGGCCAATGTTTAGCTGCATTTGCAGAGCCAGCGCGCCTTGAAGGAACGATGTGGGCAGGTTGGTGGACACGCTGATCGTGTCGTAGCCTAGCGCGTTCGTGCTGGCCGTGGCGTTGGTCGCGGTGAACGTGAAAGTATTCTGGCTTTGGTTGTTGTAAATCGGACCAGCGCCACCGGAAAGGCTGTCCGACGTGCGGTTAATCGTGGTCAGAGTCACCTTTATGATGTTGGTGCCAGCCCCGCTAGCCTGATTGACGGTATAGGCGGACAGGTTAAACGCAGCGAGTGGAGCGGTGCCGTCCCGATTGGCCCAAAGCCCAGCGTCGCAAAACGGGATTCCCTGCGCCCAAACGGGGGAGTAGCCAGAAGTGGGCGGGACGGTCGTGGAGTTGGTTTGGACGTAATTTTTGATCCAATACAAGCCATTGGTGCCAAGGGTCGCGGCATAAACATCATTGTAGTTGGTCGAGGTGGCCGCCGCGGAAAACGGGAGCAACACATTGCCGCCATTTTGCAGGAAGGAAACATAAGCTGGAGTTTGCGCCTGCGTGGAAATACCCAGCGTGAGGCCGAGACCGACCAGCGCAAGGCTGGCGGCCTTTTTCACCGTGCCGAAAGTGTTTTTGATAAGAGTCATACTAAATTCAAGTTTGAGGTTTTGTTGTGGTTTTGGGCCGGGGATTTGCTCCCGGGCCCGGTCAATTCAGTTCATCACCGCTTTGTAGCAGGAATCCATCTGGTTGCAGGTGAGGACACCCATGTCGGTGGTCGAGAGCAGCATGACGAACGCGTCATAAGGCTCGTTTTGGTGCGTCACCTTGCCCCATTGGTTGCGCTGCGGGCGCAACTTGAGCCGGCGGGAATCCCAGGCGTAGCAGGATTTGGCTTCGCCAAGCAGGTCCAGGGTGGGGTCGTACACGATTTTGTACTTGTCCACGCTGATGCCAGTAACGTGCAGATCGGTGTCACCGTCGGACCATCCGTCCATGGTGTTCATGCCTTTGGCGCGCGCTTCGCGTTTCAGGCCATCAATGAAATCCGAGCCGGCAAACCACGTGTCCGGCCGGCCGCCATACCGGCAGAGTTGAATGTAGTCGTGATCCAGCGTTTCGGTCATGGTTTGGTCAGCTTTGGAGTAGGACAGTTTGGGAAGAGCCCCACCGATGCCAGTGCGGGCGATGTGGCGCCACCACGGATTCGCGCGGGAGATACCCAAACAGGTCCCCGCAGTCGGGTCGTCAGTGATGATGGACTTGATACCGGCGATGCCGAGCGGGTCCTGGGTGCCGTCGTTCCAAAGAGTGTTGTTGCGGCCGTACTCGATCAATTCCGCGTAATCCGCCTTTTTGAGCTGCAAGGCGTCAAATAGGGCATTGTCTTCCTCGGCGGAACTGGTCGCCGTCTTATTGTTGGTGACGGTCACGCCTTGGAACGCGAGTTCCTGGTGGGTAATGGAGAAACCGCCGTGCATCCAGCGCACGGGAGCAACGGTCTGGATCGCGCCGTCCGAGGTGTTAAAGGTCAGCGTGTTGGAGCCGGTGATGCCGACATACGCGCCCGGCTTGTCCCGCATCAAGGCACCCATGACAGGTTCCCGCACGTTGGCCGGCGGCTGGCCGGCGGCGCTGGCATTGGGACCCGCCGCGCCAAATTCCACTTTCTTCATGTAAAGCTTGGCCAGGAGCGGCTTGTCCTGCACGTGCTGAAGGATTTCCTTCGTGTTTTTGGGGTTGAGAAATTTCTCGATGGTCGAGGCGGCCACGTCCCCGGCGATTGCGACACTGATAGGCATAAGTTTTTAATGTTTCGTGGACGATCCGATCACCTTTTAGTTGCGCTTTCTAGCTTCCTCTAGGGCTGCCTGAAATTGTTCGCGCTCGGTAACCGGCTCGCGCCGTGTGTTTCTGGAAGTGCCTGTATCCCGCAACGGTTCCCGGGCTCCCCGGCGGGGCAGGGTGGCCATTAAATCTTTCTTGGCGGTTGTGTACGCTCCCTCAAGAATCTGTTTTGCCTCGGCGGCCGTTGGGTAACGGCCATGGGCGGCTTGAAATTCAACCGCTCCCAGCTTGGCGGCCCGGTCGAAAAAGGGTTTCACTTTCACGAAATCGGGATCCGCTTTGGACTTGGCGGCCGTCCAGGAGCTTTCGGCCTGGTCAATTTCTTGCTCCATTGCCTGCTGCCGTTCAGACTGCTGCCGTTCCGTGGCCTGCCGTCTTTCCGCTTCCGTGGCCTGCGTTGTCCGCTTGAGGGCCGCCCGGGTCGTTTCCAACTCGGTCAACTCTTTGCGCCGGCGCTCGGCTTGGTCCCGGGTGATCTCCCCGTCGTTGACTTGGCGGTCCAAAACTTGCGCCTCGGTCAACAGGTCGGGCGATTGGAGGGTGATCCCAGCCCGTTGCTTGGCATCGGCAATCAACCTTTCCAGCAACGGCACCGCACCGGCGGGGTCATTGTGGAAACTCTTGAAGAAATGGCGCATACCGTTAAAACCCTCCTGGGTTCCGCCAGCCAGCGCAATCATCTCGTCAACAGCCTCAAGTCGGGGGCGGGCCTCCTGGTTAAACTTGGCCAGCGAGGTTTCCCGTTCCATCAAGGTCCGCAGAGTTTTGCGGACTTCCACGCCCTCTGCTTTTCCCAGTCGGTCGCCCAACTTGGTCAACGCCTGCCATTCGGGGCGTTCGGTAAACGGCTTTTCAGATTCATGAGAAAGAGCATCGGTTTTGACTTCCGGCTGCTCGGTCGCCTCGGGCACTTCCTGCGCGGGGGTCTCGGGCGGCTCGGTTGTCTCGACCGTTTCAGCCGGTTCTTCGCCGCGAGCTTTCGCCAGCGTGGAAAGGAATTCGGCTTTTTCATCAACTGCCGGGGATGGTGGCGAAACATCACTGCCGCCTGCGGGTGACGATGCCGCGCTGCCGTCAACGTGCGTTTCAACTGTCGCAACTTCCAGTGAGGGGGCCGAGGTCTCGGGATCGGCCGTAACGTTGGTATCCATAAATCAATTCTGTGAGTTTGTCAATGGGGTTTTTCCACCAGACGCTAAAGTTGTATTCTCATGCGCGGCTTTGACGGCCTCGCCGTGGCCGACTTTTTCCAGCAAGTGGCTTTGCGGGCTGGCGGGTTTCATCCCGGCCATTTGCTCGATTTGGCTCTGAATTTCCGGCGGCGCAAACTGAAACGGAATGGTGATGGCAATGCTCGGCGGTTTTTGCGGTTCCGGCTGCGGCGCGGGCGGGGGCAGGATTTGCGCGGGCTTCAAAAACTCGTCCACGTCCAGCCTGTCACCCAGCCGTCGCACACCTTCTTTGATCAGCGGTTCAAGAGATTTACCGGCGTCGGTCATGAGTTGGCCCAACTGCGGGGCGATGATCTTGAAATTGTTCAAGTCAGCCTGTTCATTGGGGCGGCCAGTGGATCCGGCGGAGATTTTGAAACTGATGGAGCGGGCGGCGTCCTCTCGGGAAAGGTCCGGCCAGGTGGCGCCACGGCCGACAAGTTCTTTTACCACCGCGACCGGCATCTCCTGAATCAGCATTTCCCAATCCATCTGGGCGATTGTCGAGTAAGCAAAATCCAAGTCGTCGATGTTGCTGCCAATGGAGGTTGCCCGGGCCTGCGCGGCAATGTTCTGGCCGGTGGCCTTCTCATCAGGGCGCTGGGCTCCGAGGTCGCTGGGTTGCTCGCCGGTCGCCAGCATCATGGCCTGCGAGCTGGCGGCGTTGTCGTACATCTTCGGGTCAATCTGCTTGGTGGGGAGCGGTTGGATAAAATCTTCAATCTTTTCACCAGGTTGAAGGTTTTCCAACATTATCAATTCGTGGGCCGCGCGCGGACGCGCCAACTTCTCTAAATCGTTTACCGCGCCGGTGCTGGCGAATTTGGATTTAACGCCAGTCCAGCAAGGCCGATTCGCCACCCGGTGCTCGCGCAACCCCTCGCCCGCTGTGTTGATGTCAATCTGCATCGGCATCGCCAGGCGGATGTTTGAGCGGGGGAAAATGGTCACGTCGTCGGCAGGCAGGTTTTCCTCGATCACCTGACAGTTAAATACGATGGGGACAATGCTCCAAAAGCGGGAAACCTCAGGCGTGTTGGCTGCAGGCTCTTTGATGAAGTCGCGCACGCCGTCGATCACCGTGTAAAGCAATCCGGTGGTTTTGTCCTGAATCTCAAAAACACACACTTTCAGCCGTTTGAAATCTACCTGGTTGTCTTTTCCTTCGAAGCCGGTCCCAGTGCCGTAAGAGTTTTCTTCACCGCGTTTATACTCGCCGTTGGCCGGCAGGTAAAACCGGGCTCCTGAATCCTTCAAATTGATTTTGAATTTCGCCTCGGCGTCCTGGGCGTCCATGAACATCTCTTGAGCAATGCGACGGGCCCCAACAAATTCTCGCAGGCAGGTGCAGCGGCGGTCCACAATTACGGACGTGGAGCCAAGCCAGTCGTGGACGATCCCCTCGTCACCCGCCACGGGCGGCGGTTGCTGGGCCTGCATCTCGGCAATCTGCTGCTGAAGGCTGGCCTTCAAAAGCTTCGCTTCGGCATGTTTGGGGTCATCCTCCTGGGTGGCGTCCTGCTCCAAGGTTTGAAGCTGGGCCTGGAGGGTCGCAATGCGGTCCGAAAACTCCATGTCATTCGCTGACGTGGTGGCCGCGCTTTCCATGTCCCTCCGGTACATGACTTTGACGTAAGCCACGCGGGACACGAGCACTTGAGAAGTCGCCTGCTTGCCGGATACCAGCATGTCCGGGGATTGGCTGCGCCATTGCTGCTTGAGCAGGAGGGTGCCAGTGCGAGCCACTTTGGCCAGCATGGCCTTTTCCGCCATGCCATTTTCGTAGTCGCGTAAAATGTCCCGCGCTCGGGTTACCTGCGGGGGCGGGGCGGGGGGCTCGGGAGGGATCTGGCTGGGATTGATGCCGGGACCGCCGGCCGCAATCGACTGGGCGTGTTGCTGCAACATTTGTTGCCGGGTCTGGCTGATTTGACTGGCCTGGGCGAGGATTGGCTGCGCCTGGGCCATGATGGCTTTGGCGGCGTCAATGCTGGATTGGTCTCCATCCCAAAGCTCAAACACCAAACGCTCTTCCAGCTCGGCCTCAGGCTCGGGATTCTTGGCGTAGAGGCTCGCGGTCTGCCGGTTTATCATCTGCTGCACCACGTCGCCTTGATAGGCCTCTTTGACCCCGGTTCGATTTTCGTAGCCGCGCTGCCATTGGAGGCCGGCGGCGAACTTCATTTCCTCCCGCATTTTGTCGAAGATCGGCTTCCAAAACTCGCGCTCTTCGACGCACCACTCGGTCAGCTCTTTGACCAGCCGGGCGCGTGAGAGGTCTTTGGGATCCTGCGCCAGCGGGTTTTCCGCCGGCTTGGCGGCGGGTTTTAACAGGTCGGCGGAAGGGGTGTTATTTGACGGTTGCAAGGGCTCCAAAGCCCACCCTTCCCGACAGAATTTTGTAGCGAACGTCAGACGGCAGCATGTCGAGGTTTCGGCATTGTGCCAGCCGATCCACTCGGCGTTTAGTGCTGTTGCTGGCTTTGTGCCAGCGCAGGTGTGATTTTGCCATAAAGTTTATGCCCAGGTGTTTTTTCCCTTATCCTTATCCTGCCCAAAGCGGTGCCAGTCGAAGGACCCGCGAGGCGGTATGTTTTGCTTGTTCGGCCCGGCGGCTTTGTCCATTCGGTCCATGCCCATGCCGAGAATGGCGAGAGCAGCGACAAGGTCGTCATGCTTGCCGGGGAACGAAAGTAGTTGGTTTTCGGCCTGCGGCCAAAGGGGCCACTCAATTGGCCAGTGAACTTTTCCCATGGCCATCAAACCACGGATGGACGATGAGCGTTGCACCAGGTCCTTGCTTTCGGTGATGGAGTCGTCCAATGGGAAATACAGGCGCTCATCGTTCATGCGCTTGCGGATGAACGGCTCCAAGCTGCCGGAAATGGCGTCGCGGGCGGCCCACCACATGGCAATTTCCTGCTGGCGGGCGAGGGCAAACATTGAATCTACGAGATGGTCCGGGGCAAGCTTCTTCCAAACCGTATTGGGCAGGATGTAAACTTCGCCCGTCGGGTCGATGCCGGCCGAGAGCAGGCAACTCGAATCGTCCTTTTCCTTGAGGCGGATGGCGTGGTCGCTCGAAACGTATATCCGCAGATTTTTTGGTAGGTCTGCAGCCTTGTACGTTTTCAGCCAGGTCTTTTTGAACCAGGTGCCCTCTTGCGGCCGGGGGTTGCACTGGTCCTGGGTCTGGTGATCGTCGCGGACAATTTCGCTGGCGTTGTTTTTGCGGCCATTGAAATACACCTTGCCGAATTTCTCCGGCCAAATCGGCTCACCGGCCGGGCGGCCCATCGGATCGCCGGGTCCCTCGGAAAGCGCGGGAATGCGAATGCGCGTCCAAAGCGCGGCCTCGGCGGCGTCGTAATGCTCTTTGTTCGTTGGGTCGAAAATGCGGCCCTGCACGTCGTCCTCATTGCGCCGGCTGCCGATCATGATGATGGGGCAGCTATCGTCATTCAACCGAGTCTTAGCGTCGTTGTTGTACCCGCGCCATGCGGCGTCGCGGATGGTGGTCGAAAAGGCTTCCTCGGTGTTTTTGAAAAGGTCATCCACGATCAGCAAGTGACCACCGACACCAGCCCCAAGGCCAGAGCGCCCCGAGAAAGTCACGATGCCGCCCGCAACGGATTGCAGTCGGTCGGATGCCCGGCTATCGTCGCGCAGCACGGTCTCGGGTTTGTGGCCGAAGGCTGCCTTGAATCCTGGGCCTTCCCAATAGTCGCGCACGTCGCGGCCGTGACTGTTGGCTAGGGTGTCCGTGTGGCAAAGCACAATCACGGATTTGAACGGGTATTGCCCCATGAACCACGGGACGAACTGACGGACGGATAGCTCGCTTTTGCCATGGCGCGGCGGCAATTCGATTTCGAGACGTTTGATTTTCCCCTCGGCCACTTGCTGCAGGGCGTCAGCAATCACCCGGTGATGGCGCACCCAGGCGTAGCGCGACAGACGAGAGTTGAGACGGTCGGACGGCGCGGGAGTGTTGAGCCGCGCAAACTCGATCAAATCATGTCGCGCCAACTCGGCGCACGCGATCCGCTCTTCCCAAATTTGCGAGAGAGTCAGGGCCATGATGATGAGCAGCGCACGCATTCAGTAGCTCACGTTGGGGTCGTTGGGCGCACCGATAACGGGTTGACGGGTCAGTCCCCGGCCTTTCTGTGAGTTGATGGCGGCTTTGTCGGGAGCCCCGAGGGGCGCGACGGCAGAGTCAGGCTTGTTCGCGCCGGCCAGCCGGCCATGCTTTGCGGCCAGATTGGCGAACATCGAGGCAAGCAGGCCATGCGCTGCGGGTGGGATGGTGGATCCGGGCGAGGGGACCGCGCCGGATGAAATGCGGGTGGTTTTCAATTCTGCGCCTCCTGCCCGTTGGTTTCCGGCCGGCTGCGCAAGTCGGCCAGGCGCTGCCGCATTTCGGGGACGGTCAGCTGTTCGGGATCTTTGCCAGTGTCAACGCTGACCTCGTTGTTGAGGGTGAGCTCAAAGGCAGGTTTGGAGCCGAAGCCGCGGTCCGCGAGCCATTCAATCGCCTGGAGTCGGTCGCGGTAAGAGGGGGGAGTTTTTTTAACGAGGGTTTTGCCGGTGGCGATTGCGAAAGCCGTTTCAATGAGCACCTTGCCGTCTTGGGTGACTTCACGGGCCAAAGCGGCAATGCCTTTCGGCCGGCCGCCGGGGTTGCCGGACTGGCCTTTTTTAAAGCCTTGCCCGTGATCGCCGGGCAGAAATTTCCGCTTCGGTTGCATTTCGGCTGTTTTCAGCCCTTCGGGTTTCACCCCATTGACTTTTTTCTTCGTCACGCCGCAACTTTCAACCCTTCGCGCGCTTTTTACCAGAAAAAGTTGTTGGAAGGCCGAGGCGCAAAAAACCCGCAACGTGAGGTTGCGGGGGAGGGCGGGCGGTGGGGATCAATCTTTTCGCTTCGCCCACCGGGCCATCACTGCGCGTCGTGCCTGCTCGCTGGTGACGTTCCGGGCTTTCGACTTTCCGGTGCCAGCTTTGCCACCCAATCGCCCCAAAGCGACGGCGGCGGGGTTTTTAGTGGGTTTCACCTGGCACCCCCTTGCGCCGCCGTCCATTTGCGCGGGGTTAGAAAATCTTCCAAACTGCCATTGAACACGATTTCGGCGTCTCCCACTCGGCGACCATGTTGCAAATCACCTCGCGCAGCCCATCCGCGCACTCCTCTGCCTAACACTGCTCACTTTCTTAGTTTCTTATTGATATACCTTACAAACACCACCCTGGAATTGACGTAGCGCAACCTCACACCCGGAAAGCCCGCGCCGCGCTTGAGCCGGCACCAAACCGAGTTGGGCGTGATGCGCAACTCCAGGGACTGCTGGTAGAGCCATTGTTTCAGCGGGATTTCGGATTTAGGTTTCATTTCGCAGGGGGTTTTAATTCTGACTCGCCAACCACTTTTTGAATTCGATCGCCAGATGTTCGCACAAATCCAGGTTGAGCCCGTGTTTTTCCAGTCGGGCGGTTATTTTCCTCTCAGTGATACCCGACTCTTCGAGCCATGACAAATATTCAGCTAAAGAAGTTCCTCGCATGGTGTTTTTCTTTTCTTTCTTCATGCGCTCCTCCTGGTCTGCCCATGCTTCGCCAACACCCTGGCCGCTCGATCACACACAGCCAGCCGCCGCCACAGGTGGGCAATCTCGGCGCGCATTTGTTTTGCCCGGCACCGAAGCTCGGCGGCCTCGCGGCGCTGGGAGGGGAAAGGCGCTTTGATTTTGGTTTCGGTATTTTTCATCGCAGATCCTTTGCATTCTTCGCCCCAAACGCCCGCGCGTGATTATTGACCAATGGCTCATTGCCCGTGAACTCCGCCAGCGCGTGAACGTAAAGCAGCGGATCGTAGCGAGTCAGCCCGACCGCCAGCGCACCGTTCAAAATTTGTAGTGTTCGGGGAGTTAAATATCGGAATACGTATTTCCGAAACTCTTTCAGAGTTTCGTGCAAATCGCGGTGGCAGGTAGCGCAGAGCACCACGAGCTCTTCATTGGTGTAATCCCACAGGTCCCGGGCCGGGTCGTAAAACAGGTGATGCACTTGCAACTGCCGACCGCCCTGGCGGCAGCATTCGCACACGTCGCGAACACTGCGGGTTTTCTTGGAAAACAGAATCCACTTTTCGGACTGGAGTTGCTTCCCGTAGCCAGATTGGTTCAAAATGATTTTTGCGCTTTTCATGCCATCGAGGAAATTTGGGTGTTGAGTTCTTTGATCTCACGTTTGAGTTTGAAATATTCGGATTTCTTTTCGGCGTTGGTCCACGAGTCTCCCATGGCCACGTCGCTGCAATGCTTTTTGCGAATTTCCCCGGCCAGCGTCTCTTTGGCCTGGATGATGGCTTTCAGGTCCATCGGGGTTTTGGGGCGCTTGGTGGCCGGGCTGGTTCCGTGCGTCGCCTTTCCGCTTGCCGCCTCGCCACTGGCCCGCCAGCTTGCCAGCGTCCGCATCAGCAGCGGCTCGACCTTCTGGATTGGTCGCTTCTGCCCGTCCAGCCAGTTCACGGCGTCATGCGTGTTCCAAAACCATTCCGCGCAGTCCGCCGGGACCGCCCGCAACTGGCACAGGGTATTGAATTCCGTCCGGGTCATCGGTGGGCATTGCGGAAAGTTTCCTCTCTCTCTCTCTTTTCTGTCTTCTGGAGAAGGAGTAGGAGATGGAGAGCCATTTTTAGCCATGGGGGTAGCCATACCCTGAGCCAATGGCTCTCCTATAGCTGAGCCATTGGCTGAGCCATTGGCTGAGCCATGGCTTTGCCATCGCTTTTCCGCCCCTTTTTTACCGGATTCGCTACGTTCCGCGCGGTGTTCTTCCTGCTCTTTTCGCACCCTCTCCATTCGTGCGTTTCGCAGCCTGTTATCAGGGCCTTTATCAAATTTAGCCTTCACCCGGGCAAGTGGCGTCCGGCCCTTGCCGTAGCTCGCAAGCTCCCCGTCGTCGTCAGGTAGTGAACCCTCATTCCACTGTGCGCATAAGAGACGCATGTAAAGCCCAAGTTCCGCGTCACTGAATTTCAGAGTTCCTGAAATTAAGTCGTCGGCGTAGAGTTGAAATGCGGGCGGTTTGTTCACGGGTAAAATCTTGGGGCGACCTCTGGATTGCAGTGGAGCAGGCCAGAGCGCCCGGCGGGGGCCGGATGAAGTTGCCGTTTGCGCCCCAGGGGTCGCCCAAAGATTTCAGTTTTTGTTTTCACGCTCAGTTTTTCGGGGTTCCACGCCCGGCCGCACCTGCGACACTCTGAATTTAGCATGGGTGTCAATGGGGTGAAGGGCTTAGAGTAGCTGGCCCTGATTTACTTTTTTCACGCAATGCGGGCTAAACCAGACCCGCTCGCGTTTTCCGTTCCCGGTTTTTGCATCCAGCTTTTGGCCGCCGAATCCTTCCCCGGCATTCCACGCCCAGCATTCCCAATCAGGCGGCATCTGATGCTCCCCTTCGTAGCCGGCCAGCGCAATCCGCATGAGCGGGCTGGCCCCCTCAACAATCGCCCATTCGCGGGCCTTGTGTGCCACGCTTTCGCAATCCACCCGGTATAGGTTGCTGAAGCGGTTCGCAGTGTCTGCATAAGGCGGGTCGAGGAATACGGCTGTCAAACCGTGCTTGATCGTCACCGATGGTCCGCACACGCGTGACCAGTCACCGCAACAGACGCGGACGCGGCGAAGGCGTGCGGCGAGTTTCTGGAAATAGGCTTTAATTTCGCCGCCCTGCTCAGAATAAGTTTCAAGACAGTTCCCCCAAATACCCTCCCGCTGCCGGTTCACGCCCCGACCCTGATCACCCACATGCACCAGTTTCCTGTTGACGCCCTGGCCCTGATCACCCACATGCACCAGTTGCCGCGTGCCGTCTATTTCGCGCACCTGCCAAGGGCCATTGCCCGAACACCAGCCAGACCCAATCCAGGCCGCGATACCCCAGACCCACCACCCGGCAATCTTGGCGTCAAAATAATCCGGCTCGCCTTCCAGCCGCGCTTGCAGCGATTCTTTTTGCCCGACCAGCCAAGCGTGGCGAGCGTGCAAATCATTCTCATTTACAGGCCAATCGGCGTAATGCGCCACCGCGTCAGGGTCCGCAGCCAATGCGCGCCAGAAATTAGCCAGCAACCCGTCCGCGTCGTTGACCGTCTCGGTGGTGGGTTCATGTGGACGGGCGAGCAAACACGCGCCGGAGCCGAAGAACGGCTCGACATAGTTCGCCACCGCTCCAAACCGCGTCCATATTTCAGCGGCAACTTTTCGCTTGCCGCCGAAATATGGGAATGGTGCTTTTAGTATATTAGACATTCTCCCCCTCCATCACCGCGCGGATAAACTCGGCGGCCACTTGTGGGACTATTGCGTTGCCGTAGCCCTTGAGACGCATCACGCGGCCCTCCGGCGTGGCTTGGACTTCCGATAGGCTCGGATCGCTGCCATGCACCATTCCGGCGGGTAGCCCATTAACCAGCGGGAATGTGCCGGGTTCAATGCGCCGCGTTTTTCCGTCCCGGCAGGGGATGAGGTCGAAGGTGGACCAGAAAGCAGGGCCACCATCTGGCTCAGCGGCACCCCTGTGTCGTGTGGGCGCGGCGGCAGGCCGCCCCGGCTGTGATCCTGGGCGGTCGGGGATGCCCACCCCGCCAACTGCGCCACCCTGGGCAACTGGTCCAGCCGCGTGCGATCCGTCCCGTCGGGGTTCGTTCCGGTCGTGTTGCTCGCTTTGGGACTGGGCCACCCAGTACAGTCTTTGTCGGATATGGGGCGCGCCGAGGCTGTGTGCGCCCAATACGATCGCCCCGCAGGCGTAGCCTTCTGACTCCATGTCTGCCGATATTCCATCGAGCCAACGGCTGATAAGTTTTTCCTCAAAATCATCCCCAAGCGTTTTGATAAGTCGCTCGATTTTTGCTTGGTTTCCGGTAATGATTGCCTCCATAAGCTGAGCCTCTGAATCTTTTCCGACAATTTCAGCGCTGGCGACTTGTTCTCCGAACACTGTTGCTGGTCGGCGCTGGCGTATAAGATTGAAGGCGGCGGGCCAAAGGTGTCTTTCGTCAGCGGTCCCAAGTCCTTTTCCAGCGCATGAAAAGGGCTGGCAGGGGCAGGACATTGTCCAGACGGGTCTATCGGCTGGCCATCCGGCGAGTTGCAGGGCGCGGGACCAGCCTCCGATGCCTGCAAAGAAATGGCACTGGATAAATCCCTCAAGATCGTCAGGTCGAACTTCGCAGATGCTCCGCTCGTCAACTTCGCCGTTTGGAATAAGTCTGGCTGAGATAAGTTCGCGGAGCCGGGCAGCGGCTTTTGGGTCGAATTCATTGTAATATGCTCCTTTCACTTTTGGGCCGCCCTTCTTGCGGATGACCACGGCTTGCCTTTTTTAGCAGCCGACATTTTAGCCAGGGACTCTTTTGAGAATCCGTGCCCCATCCTCGCAACTGAAATCCGACGACACCATTCCGGTGTTCTGGCGGCTGGAGGCTTGCCGACTTTTGCGAGCGACATTTTTCGCCGATGATCCGCCGAAAGAACTTTCCCGGTGTGCGCAATGCTGAGTTTTAATTTCGTTTCATTCGATACAGAAAATCCAACCTTACCATCTCCGCCATCCGTCATATTGTAACCATTGGGTTTTTTGCAGCCATAACTCCCAATGAGGTCGCGCTCCAGAAACTTTAGAGCATCAAATGACTTTCCGCGGGAAATTATTTCGATTCTAAAAAACTCAACGCCATATGAAGCCATCGCGCGATGGAGAATCTTTTTAGGGCGTTTAATTGCCTCATTTTTATGCTCACACCAGCGCTTTAGCAGTGGCTGGCTTGTTATGCCGACATACTTTCTCCCGTTTATTAAATTAGTTATTAAATAAGCTATCATTGTAGTAGTTCACTTGAGATACTTCCCACTGCGCTCAAAATCGGCTTCAACCTCGATCTGGCGCAAGCGTTCGGCATCAGCGAACGGGTATTTTTCGAGCATCGCGTCAGTTGTGGTTTTCATGGGGACCAGCGTTCCGGCGTCCCACGGCGTTAACTCCGGTGGTTTGGCGAATTTTGGGTTCACTTCTTGCCTTTCTTGATTCGGCGGATGTAAACCCCGGAAGTAGTCGAGGGATTGTCACCTATTCTTTCTCCCGCCAATTTGGTTGGCGCGTAGTTTTTAAGGCGGCTATAAGGGCCAGGTGAAGGAAGTCTCGGAATGCGCAGGTCTGATGGTTTAAGAATATTCCCATCCCCCAACACCCGCCAACCTTTCGGCGCTTTGATTTTTGTGGTCATAAAGTTAATCCCGCTCGCTCCGGTTCGGTCGCTGACTCGGGGAGTTCATCCCCCTCCAATCGCACACACATGCGGCAGTGGTCGCCATGGCCGGATTGCCATCGAGCGGGAAAGTCATTTGGTTATTTCTCCCGAGTTTTGACCGGAAACCCCAGCCAGCGCCGCCAGTTATGGACGGTCATTAGCGGCAGGGACAGCCAGTCCGCAATTTCCTTGCACGTCTTGCCCATTTCGAGCCAGACGCGAATCATATTTTTCTGGTGTGCGGTGATCTTCGCCCGGTTGCGCCGGTTGGTTTTGCGATCCTTCTCGCTTCTCATAAGTCATTTGGTCAGTTTGTCCCAGGCGGAGAGGGATTCCAAAATGTGTTGTTCAACCGGCTTGTCAATTTCTTTTACCAAAAGCGTCTGCCCGACTAATGAAGCAAGCTCGTTCTTTGTGCGAAATTCTCGGAACAGCTTTGGATAAATCGGGAATAAAACAACAAAGGCGGCAAGGTTCGCATCGTGCATCTTATCCCCCGCCTCGCGCAACGCATCCCTTTGCGCGGTCATGGCGGTGAGTTCGCGTTCGAGGATGCGGGCAAAGTCTGATCCAACCACTTGAGCATATCCAGACCACTCGCAAGCATCCCCGCTTTCCGCGTCAGTCCTCGGCGTCGTCGTGTCGCTCATTGTTTGCCTCCATCTTTAG